GCACGGGTGACGGTGTAGAGCGAGCCGGATGCCGCGATGGTGAGCGACAGCGACGAGATCGCGCTGGTCGCTGCCCAGTCCTTGCGCAGCAGCCACTGAATGAAATCGCCGTAGGTCGTGGCGCTCAATTCGCCCGAGATCGTGCCGGTCGCGCTGCCGACGCCATGGGTGGCGCCCGTGGACTGCTGGTGGCTGGCGATTTCGTTGGACGAATACTTGTCCTTCTTGCCGGACAGGTCGATGCCCGTGCGGCGCAGAAGCTGCCCGCCGGAGCCGGAAGCGGGCGTGCCCTTTCCGGACTGGACCTTGTAGGCCCACGTTCGGCTAATGCCTTGAGCGTCGGTCATTGGTTAACTCCTTCGAATGAACGCGGAAAACGGGATACGCACAGCGCGGGCGGTCCAAGCTGGATCGTCGATTCGCGCGATCGACGGGACATTGCGGACGACGACGCGCGCCCCGGACGCGGCGAACTCGGTGCCATGCTTGAAGGTGCTGCGGATCAACTCCGCGCGCGTCTCCACCTGCGCCGGGCCGGTCTTCGCGGGGTAGAACAGGCTGACCTGCATGATGCCCGGCTCTTCATGCCACTTGCCGCCCAATTCGACCGGGCGAGCGTCCGCGAACATCACGTGCACAGCCTGCCACGGCTGCGTCGGGTCCGGCTCGTAGGCCACGTCTTCCCATGCCGTCGCCAGTGCGGGCGACATGCCATTGAGCGCCGTTTCCAGCGCCGCGCGAACTGCGACGGCGCTCATGGCCGGGCCGCCTTGGCATCGGCCACCGCCTTATCGACGAAGGCCTGGAACTCGGTGACGGTCAGGCCGACAACACCGGTCGGAGCCTGCCGCGACCAACCGTTTTCGATGCGCTGGGCATACGGCAGGTTGTTCGCGAGGTAGTAGACCTTGCCGGCTGCGTCTGCGGGGATCGCTGCGCCGATTTCGGCCATGACCTTCGAACCGGTCGGGTCCACGCGGTTCAGCACGCCCCCGGGCATCGAGCCTACGCCAAGTTGCCAGTTGCCACGAAACCGGCCACCGACATAACCCTTGGGCGGCGGGTGCTTCCAATACTTCGCGTCACCAACCGGCGAGCGCTCATCGACCTTCGCGGCAACCCCGATCACGGTTCCCTTGACCGCGATATCCGCGCGATCCTTCGCCTTTTCGACGAACTTGCGGATGTCGAGGGCAAAGCTCATTTCAGCCCCCGCACGACGCAATCGTAGATGATGTCCAGCCCGGCGGGCGACAGTGCGTTGACCTCAACGAAGAGGTACTTGGTCGCGCCATCGGCCAGCGTGAGTGTGTCGTTCACCGCCGGCTCGTCGAGCGGCAGTCCATCCGCGTCCAGTGCGGAGAGTAGTAGGGTCTCGTCGCCCGATACGATGTTCACGCCATCGACCTTGCGATACCCCGCCAGCGGCAGGATCACCCCCTTTCCGATCTGGACTGTTTCAGTGACCGCAGACGAGCCGGTCGCGGGGCTGTAAGCCCCCGACGTGCGGGCCGTGAGCGTAACGGCCTGCCCCTTGGCTTCGATCATGCGATCTGCGGATGAGCGCTGGCGGGCCGTCATGCGCGGATCAGGCGGCGCATGGCGCCGCCCGCCAGCATGTAGGGGGAAAGCAGCGCGTCAACAGCGCTGAACCGCTTGGCCTGCTGGCTATAGCGGTCGTATTCGGTTTCGATCGGCCCGACCTTTTCGCGGACGATGCCGCGCTCAAGGTCCGGCGAAAGATCTTCGGATGCCGCGCGCAACGCAAGGTCGGCGCAGGCGTTGGCCACATCGGTCGGAACGATGTCCGCCCCGACGTAATAGCCGTCCGCCTCGACGCCCCAGCGCGGCCAGTCCAGTGCCTGATCGGCTGTCGCGCGCACGCCCTGCCAACGCTGGCGGTAGGTCTGCACCATGTATGTGGTGGCGCGGCGCAGCGCCTGTTCGCGCACAGTGTCCGAGGCCATCGCCGCCCACGCGGCATTGCCGAGCGCCGAGTGGCGCGCGCTTGCATCGGACAGGCTGATATAGCTGTCCGCATCCACAAGGCCCGCGCCGGTCTCGACGGTCAGCGCCACATCTCAGCCTTTCGGGTCGATCTTCGGACGCGAAGAACCGCGCGCGGTCTTGCGCTGCATCGACTTGTCGAGCGGCGAGCGCGGATCGAGCGCGTCGGGCGAGGGTGCGCCTTCACGAAGCTGTACCGCGATGCCCATACGTTCTGCGCGCAGGTCGGCCTGGCGCTTGATGTAGGCCATGCGGTCGATCTGGTCCTGGTGCGGATTGACAGGCCCCTGCGCGGCGATGACAGCAGCGTCGTGCGCGGCCTGAGCGTCCAGAAGCGCGCGCTGGGCAGCAGCGGCAGCTTCCTGTGCGGCTTCCAGCGCCTCACGCGCCTCTGCCACGTCGAGCGCGGCCTGTTCGGCTTCGTCGAGATCAGCCATCAATCGTCTCCAAGCACGATGTAGGACAGGTGCAGGACACCAGTGGCGGTCATCGCCACGGTCCCGGAAATGTCCGCGTCGTCGATCAGAAGCTGGAGGTTCAGTTCCAGCGAGCCATCGGTGTTGTCGAGGATCACGCCAGCGGTGGCCCCGGTCGAAGTGCCGCGCGCACGCGGGGAGACTTCGGCGGTGGCGGCACCAAGCGCGGTGGACTGGATGATGTCCACTTCGGAGCCGGACAGCGTGGCATCGCCGGTCGGAGCCGAGCCGATCGCGTAGTCACCGTCGAAGGTGTCGGACAGCGAGGCGCTGGTCGGACCGGTGAACGTGAAGTAGGCGACGGCCCCGAGTAGCAGGATATTGCCTTCGGGGAGGTCGCCGATGACCGCCGTGCCCCAGCCCACGCCGGAAGTGCCGGCGACGCTAACGGCGACGTTCGTTGCTTTGACCTTGGTCTTGATGATCGGACTGAAAGCCTGAGGACCGCGCGAACGGCTGCGAGGAAGACCTTTCATGTCGTTCTCCTATGGTTGGGGCGGGCCGAAACCCGCCCCCGAGCCATTACGCTTCGCGCGTCTTGAGGCGGGCGATCTTGATCTGCTTGCGTTCGGGGAACACGCGCTGCCACGAACCGGCATCCGCCAGATTGTTCGAGGTCGCCGCGTTCGACGGGCCGCCGTTCGGGGCAGTGCCCGCGTACTTGTGGCCGGCGGGGTGGATGCACCATTCAACGCGGTTGTAGAGCGTTTCCGCACCCGCGCCGTTGCCAGCGCCCGGCAGGCGGTGCACTTCGACCGGAACGTCGGGCGAACCCATGCCGAGGCGGAAGGCGCCGGGGCCGAACAGCCACGTGTCGTAGACCGTGCTGCTTTTGGTGACGCCATCATCGACGATGACCTGGCGGCCGAGGAAGGTCGGAATCGAGACCTTGCCTTCAGCGTCCGGGATGAAGTCGATGAGGTTGTTTTTCTGCATCCGGTTGTAGACCACCGAGTGCACCATCACCATGGTCAGGCTGTCCTGGCTGTCGCCCATGAGCAGCGCGGCATCGAGGAAGGCCTCGGCCGAGAAGTCCGTGACGCCAGCCACGTAGGCCGAACCGGAAATGTCGCTGGTCAGGTCGTAGCGCGTATGCTCCGAGCCGGACGGGGCCGCGTCGTTGTCGGCAAAGATGCCGTTGACGGTGGCGACGAACGCAAGCTGAAGCTGGCGCGTCCAGTAGCCGGCAATGAGCGCGACAATGGCAGCGGCAGGATCAGCGCCAGCGAGTGCGCCGGCAAGCTGCGACGTGTTCCACGAAGCGTTACGATTCATGCGAACCGCGACTTCCTGGAGCGTGCCGATCTTGAAGGGGTCGGGATCGGCGGTGCCTCCCGTGTAGCCAGCGTAAATCGTGTCGGTGCTGACGCGCGCCGAGTCGTCGTCAAGATCCTTGAACGACGGGACGTTGAAGGTCAGGCCGCCGCCGGCAAGCAGGGCGTCGATCGCAGGGTCACGGACGACAGCGCCAGACGCGATGAGGCGGCTCTTCGTCTCGGTGAGGTTCTGCTGATAGGGCGTGAAAATCGAGGGGACAATGATGTCCGAAACGCGCGTGGAAGGACCAGCGGCCATGGGCTGCACTCCGATTGCGATGGGGGAGAACCGCAGTCGGCGCAGCCAACTTCATGCGGGTCCGGCGCAACCGGAGCGAAACAGGCGCAGCCCATTTCGAGCACACACGGTGAATCAAAACGGGCTGGCTGTCAATGGTCAGATATTGATGGTCACGCCGGCCGCTTTCGCCAGTGCGGCGGCGGCGGTCGGGTCGGCCTTGATGAGCTTTGCCTGTTCGGTCATGTTGTAGGTGTCCTTGGCGAACGGGTTGACCGCGCCACCCTTTCCGCCGCCGGAGCCGGGGGCGCCGCCACCGCCGTTGAAGTCGGCTGCGCGGAAGGCCTTGCCCTCGTCGCCGTCCAAAAACGCCTTGATGTGATCGCGCGCGGACTTGTCGCCGATCGTGACTGCGTACTTGCCGTCTACGAGATCGGCCTTGGCCTGCGCCGCGATCATGGCCTTGAACGCCGGCACGAGTGCGGGGACGACATTGCCCTCCGCGATGGCCCCTGCGACTTCGGCCTCAAGCGCGAAAGTGCGCGCGGCATTCCGTTCGGACTCCAGTTCCTTCGTCGCTTTGTCGCGATCGGTGTTCGCCGTCTTGAGGGCCTTGTTCGCCTCCGCCAGCGAGGCCTCGGCCTTGTCGGCGCGTTCGATTTCGGCGCGGTAGGTTTCGGGGTCGATTTCCCTGGCGGCGCGGGCTTCAGACTTCGCCTTGCGCACGTCCGCCACGAGTTCCTCGTTCTTCGCGGTCAGCTTGTCGATGCTTTCCTTAAGCGCGTCGATATCGGCCTGGGTGTAGGTCTTGGGTTCGGACATGGCTATGCTCCTGCTTTCAGTTCATCGAGGGTGAGGGGCCGCCCCGTCTTCGTGACGAGATCGGAGAGGTTGAGCTTGCCGGCGAGGTAGAGATCAGCACGACGCTTGCCGAGGACGCGCTCCACGAAGTCCGGCGACTGGCGCTTGAGGAAGTCGGAGAACGTCGTGCCGGACTTCTGCGGGCCTTCGGACGATGCGCGCGCGCCGATGTTGCCGAACGCCTCGTCCAGCCCCGACGTGCCGAAAATGTCGTCGAACGACGGGGGCAGGGGAGAGAGGATGCACCGGCAGTTCGCGTGACGCGGCGGCATGGTGAACAGCATCTTGCTGCCACGGATCGGCTTCATGTCCCAATCCCATGCCTGACCATCGAGCGCCCCGCAGGTCCAGCAAACGTGAGAATCCAGCGTCGCCAGCCACTTCACACCCGGCGACACGTCTGCAAAGCTGCCCTTGAACGTCTCCCACCGCGCCAGGTTCGCTGCCGACATGATCGACGAATGAACCAGCGTG